AAAAAGGAAAAATAACAATAATAAAAATAACAAGAATAATAACAAATAACAATACAAAAACAAAGATGAAAACAAAGAATATATCAACCAAGAAATATAGAAAATCGACTATACACCAACTTAAATGTTTATCTAATTCGATCATGATGAGATGATCAATATAACCTATGCTGAATTAAACCAGATATTAAACGAATTAGATATGGGTATAACTATACTGAACGACACAGTTTATCTGTCAATGCCGGATAAGAAATGTTTGTATATGGGTATCATATTGGGCCTAATGTAGGACTGGTAATCAGTTCTCGGAACAATCGTGAGACTGTACAGATACAATCCAAAGTTTATGACTAACCTCATAAATTAAGCTCCAGAGACAACTACAAATGAATATGTACTATCTCAAGTAAACGAAGTATTCAAAACTAACTTTTAAGTTAGTGTCTAAAACATAGACTAATTTGATAAAAGATGAGATATAATTAAATCGACAGAATGCACATATTCAGGGTGTACTTAAGTTATAGTATACGTTTCAGACACAACTGTAACAACCTAACACGTTTATTTATAAGTTACTTAAGAACTAACTTAAATAATGACGTTGCAAGCTATATAAAAAACAAATGGCTTTAAATATCTAAATCAATATAGAAATTCAAATTTTAGATAAAAAATAGAAATGCTTTATGGAAATCATTCATCAGTCTTAGAATGAAGACAAGGATTTGCTAAAATATCATTAGATAGATTGACCACAGGGGAATACCGTGTGTACACCGAATTTAATGACTAAGGGAAATAATTCACCGAAATTTTAAAAGCTATACATCCTTGTTCAAAAAATGCAATAGCAAAATCCGACTATTAATACGGGAAATCACACTGAGGTGTGAGAAATTTAGTAAATATGTTATAGGCTAGAGCATTCGCTGATGTTTACTAAAAATATAAAGGGAAAATTTTAATTATGGCCTCTTCAATACATAGAGATTACTCTATGTTTGATCCAATTGACAACTCGTAAAGAATTGTATACAATTGAGCTAACGTAATTGAATTAGATAAATGATATCTATAAGAGCATGGACATATAATACAGTAACTAGCTGAGACAGGATAATATGACAATTCTGTTCTAACTTCAAGTGTGTCTATTACAGGCTTAGATGCCGCAGTAGGATTAGATTGTGTTTATTATGATGGCGTAATTAATTACGTATCATAGGCACTTTTGAAGAAAGAACTAAAGTCAGTTCACCTAATATTTATGTACCCTGAAGATTAGTAAGGGGAATTATTAGATCAAGAAGGATTTTACAAAGTCAAAGACAATAAAATCTTATTCATACCTTCAGGGTCTGATACACCTTATGAACACTCTTTAGATTATATGAATAATATATTCCATAGAATCGATGGAATATTTATTTATTCTTACTTTTAATTGAAGATTCATAGAGTGGTGTAAATAGGAAGTGGTTTAAAAACATTCTGGATCGAAGTGAATGATTACGGAAAGTATGAGTATAGATATGTTATACCAGAAGCTTACGGAAAAGAATTAGTAGATAATTACATACCAATGTAAAAGTAAGTTTACGGGAATAGTATATCCAGAGCTTTCGACTATTTTGGAAAATTAGTGGAAACTAGTGAGTCAGAAGTTAAATAATACACTTATTACCCATTCTATTTAAAGTTCCTCTTATAAAGGGCTTATTTAGAAGTAAATGCTACAGGTAGCGAACTCATGAAGTTCTTCTAAGACTTGAGATAAGATTGTAAAGAATTACAAGCAAATGTTTACGATCATGATATTATATATGAAACAGAAATGCTTTTCATATATACACAATCTTAAAATCAAGCTCGATACAAAGAAGCCATACTTAATGTGGACATAAACACTAGTGAATCAAAGAATATTTCTATTAGTGATACAGTGATGTAAAAGATATAGTAGAGTAGTGATTTAGAAAAAAATACTTATATTACTAAACCAGAAGGAGAAGATACTATAATACCGAAAGGTCCAAATTCTATTGAAACTATTTTCAATAGATTCTGTGAAAAATTAAAGCCTTCTTTCTTATTCGATAAGAAAAAATCACAACCAACTAATTTAGAATTAAAGCCTAAATTAACTTTTGAAGAAAGAATTAATAAAATAAAAATATAACCATATAAATATAAATTAGGAACTAAGATATAAATCAAAGAGGAATAATTAAAAGATTTATTAACATTTTATAATAGATAAGTATTACTAGACTTTAGAGTCGATTAGTACTATCTAAGATCATACACTACTGGTGGATGAGAATTATAAATGTTAAGACCTACTGAATATACAAAACTTATATCTTATAAAAACAATTTTTAGAATTTTCTTATAGCCTTAACTTAACGTTAAGCAGGAGCTACCGTTTAACCGTAACAAAAGACTTTGAAGTAATTTAAAGTATTTTGTCAACAGTTAATACCTAGTTTATATAAGAAATCTAATCTTGTAATAGAACCAGATTATTATAAATATAAAGGATATTCTACTTCAAAAATTAATGCATATAATAAAGGTTGAGAGTATGTGGATTGAAGGAAAACTATTAAAACTGTAATGAAAGCTTTTGTGAAAACAGGAGAAGTCAGTACAGATATTTTAAAAGTGAAACCATGATTAATCCATAATCCACATAACTCTTACAAGTTTGTAGCTGGCATGATTAACTAATATCTAATGAACTCATTCAAACATAAAGATAATGAATGGTTCGTCTCAGGGCTAAATTTTGATGAATTAGCATCTATAATGAATAAGTAATTTAATTAATTACAAATTCGTTTAGATTGTTAACGGTCAGAATTAAAAGCTTTGAGTTTAGATGGCTGTAATCATGATTCACATTAACATTATAAGTTGATCGATATAGTTGATAATAAAATTTTACAATGGTTCAAAGATGACATTCTCTAAAAAGTCAATCAT